TTACTACATTAATAGCTATTGGCGGCAGTACTTTTGCCATTATAGCTACAATGATAAGCCTTTTTCTATGGATAAGATCAGAAGCTAATAGTGATCGACGAGAAATCCATAGTGTCCAAAGAGAAGACAGAAAGGATCTTCTTCAAATCACAAGAAATCTTGAAAATACAATGTCTTCATTGCAAATAACCATGCAAGCCATCCAAAACGAGATGAAAGATTTTCACAATCGACTTTGTATCATAGAAGAAAAGAGAAAGTAAATAGATTTCCAAGCGCGGAAGGTGTATGGCCTCTTCCTTAACGGCCCCCTTCGTTTGACAAAACCCAAGGGTTAGCGAAATATTACTCACGATATGCGTGGGTCTGATATTTTTCCGTGTTTTGTTAGGTTGCCTACGCCTGTTAGCTACAAACGTAGGCGTTTTTTTACATGGATTAAGGATGATTATAGATGTAGTGAGTGACCTTCATGGTTTCTTTCCCAAACTAGAGGGCGGAGATCTTCTTATTATTGCCGGCGATCTCACGGAGAGAGATACTGAATACCAGCACGATGATTTTTTCTTATGGCTGAATAATCAAGCCTATACAAAAAAGATATTTATCTCTGGAAATCATGATAATTATCTCGAAAAGAACAATGAAAAGTTCATCAAAACATTAGAAAAGTCTGATTTAGAATATCTCTCCGACTCAGGAACAGAATTAGAAGGATTTAAGATTTGGGGCTCCCCCTGGACGAAAACCTTTCGCGGCATGAATCCTAAATGCAAAGCTTTCACATGCGATACCGAGGAAGAGCTAGCTATCAAGTTTTCATTGATACCTGAAGATGTCGATATACTAATTACGCATAGTCCTCCCTATGGAATTTTAGACTCAATAAATTTATATGGAAGTAGATCTCTTAGAAAAATAATAGAAAAAATTACTCCTAAATTATGGATATGCGGTCATATCCATGAAGGTTATGGTGAATTTAAAGATCACACTCTTGATGGAAGATATTTTCATGTAGTTAATGCCAGCCATGTAAATGAATATTACCAGCCTGTTAACAAACCTATAAGAGTGATTTTATGAATTTAAATGTTTTCTTTATATTCTAACCTAGGATCCTGTAAAAATTCATTAGTTAACTTTTTAAGTTCTTCTTCTGTCATGTGTCGGTTTTTTTGTATACATTCATCAATCAAATCAGCAAGATTTCTATCTCCAATAAAATAATGTTCTAGTTTTTTTCTTTCTCTATCCTTTTTTTCCGACACTTTTTTTATTTTTTTATCTATTTTTTCAAACTCCTTGAGGTTTTGTTCTATAGATTGGCTAGCATATTTTTTCTTTAATTCAGCCTGTTTTATTTCTGATTGTGTATCTTTAATTTCAGACTTAACTTTTTTCTTCTCTTTTTCCAGATCCGCAATTTTTTTCTTTACATCCTCTATTTTTTCTTTCTTCGTCGCCGGATTTTTTTCTGAAGACTGTTTTGGATCATCTTTGGGACTCATTTGACCAGTTGTTTTATAAAATGTTTCATATCCATTTTGTTTTTTTTGCAGCTTCTCTATTTGTTTTTCATCTGTCAAATTACTTTTCTTTCTTTCAAAGTATTCGCTATCAAATTTTTTAATATTGCCATTAATTTTTTTTGCTTCAATGCCTGATGAAGAAGCAGATAAACGTTCAAATTTTTTTCCTAAACCTAAATCCACAGCACACTTCGTTAAATTTTCTAGAGATTTAGCATCATATCTTTCTAAAATTTTTTCAACATTGGCATCTTTTTTAAAATGGATTTCAACCGTAAATTTTTCCTTTTTTCCATCGATTTCAATGGAAATTTTTTTATAGGCTGATTTGCCATTTGATGATAATTTAAAATCATTTGGTAAATTATTTGCTTCAATTTCTGTTCTTTTTAAACTTGAATCTAAAGGAGGTACTTGCATAAAAACTCCAATTAATTCTTATTGTTATTATAATTTAGTTTAAAATTATTACAAACAAAAATTTCTTGATTAATTTTTTTAACATATATAACATATTGAGCACACATAGGAGGTGTTTATGAATAGAGTCACTGAAGGTTCAAATCCAACTTATTATCAACCAGAAGATAAGAAAGTTAGCAAGATTAGTCCAGAGGAAAGAAATAAAGCTGTCAAAGCATTTCAAGACTATCAAGAAGCTCAAAAGGAATTAGAAGAGCTAGAAAAACAAAAGAAACAATTGAAAAAACAATTGAAAAAATTTCAGCAAGGATAGGAGATAAAATATGTCCGGCCTCATTCCCTCTTATATTCCTAAAATATATATTTCCCCCGTGAATCTACCTCCTATTAAAGAAGAGGAAACTCCTACCACAGATGACGAAGAAAAAGATATATGTGAAGTTATGGAGAATGAACCAAAATGAGCGGTGATTGCGAAAAATGTCATGAACATGCTTTGGAATGCATTTGCGAAAATCCAAAATGGTTGAAAGAATTAAAATCTCCATCACTAAGGAGTGAATGGGGAGGCACATTATGCTTCATAAAAGATGGTAAAAAAGTAAACATGGCTGATCACTTAAATAATCTGGAAAGAGAAAAAAATGAGTAGTGATGTGGAATGGATCAGCGTTAAAGATAAACTTCCTTCCGAAGGTGAAGATGTCTTGGTGTGGGATGGAAATTATGGACTCGATAATCTTAGTGCCTCTTATGAAATAGCTGCTTATAGATCATTTAAAAACGAGAGCCATTTCATTAGCGGGCCATATTCATTGCAAAATATTTCACATTGGATGCCTTTACCATCTCCTCCAAAGGAATAAAAATGGAAAACTTTGATGTAACCAAGAAAAATGCCTTTCTTGAACTTTTAAAAATATTCAATCCTGGGAGCAGCGAATGGGAATATGCATTAGATAAATTGCGTGAATATGGAAAAGAATATCTTTCAAAAGAAAAACTGCAGAAAACAACAAAAGATAGACTGCAAGAATAATTTAAACGGGGATTACATCCTTTATAGATATTTTCAAAGCCTTACATATTCTAAACACCATTGTCAAGCATGGATCAGCCTGTGCTCTTTCAATATTTCCATATGCATTTGGGCTGCATTCTACTAGCTCAGATACTTCTTCCTGTGTTAACTTAAGTTCATGTCGTCTAGTCCTAATTCTAGATGAAAACATTCTCAATAAATTTTGATCGGAAGGAAATTTCATAGTGTATTTTTTATTTTCATGATACGACAATGGAAAAAACAAATACCTACCGTAAACTGGTTAAAATATTTGTTTTACTTTTGGTAACAAATGGAGAGATTGGATAAATTTGTCAAACTTATAAAAAATAATTTTAAATAAATGAAAAAAAATAAGAAAACTGCAGAACGTTGTCAAATCTTTTAAAATGATCCACAATATATTGTGGACATGATGAAAATTTGAATATGCTAAAATCATCTTTTAGTGTATCCTTAAGCCATGATTTACGAAAAATGTACAAAATGTTTCAAAAAAATGATCGAAACTGGGTCTTCTTACAACAAAAGGATAAAGGATATTTTTAATCCGCTTCCTTTCGTGTGTCATGAATGTTTAAGAATAATTAGAATATTCAATCCTAACGAAAAAGATCTAAAAAACAAGAGAAAATATCTAAAAATAATAGAACATAAAAATGATTTAAGAAAAGAAGTTAGAACATTTAATAAAAATAAAATAATCCAAGAACAAAAAGAAAAAAAAAGGATTGACAATTCTATATACACACGACCTTATACAGCCCAATCACGAGCCAAAAGAAAAAAGGCATCCATTGAATTGGATCAAAATGAAAAGAAAATTATCAGAGAACTATATAGAAAATGTCCTCCGGGTTATGATGTAGATCATATAATTCCTATTTCTAAGGGAGGAAAACATTGTGTTGGTAATCTTCAATATCTTCCCTCATCAGAAAATCGAAGAAAATCCTCAAAAATACTCATAGACATTCTTGAACAATATTCGGATCATGGAAAATTGTCTGTTTCTTTTTTACAAAGAAAATTTAAGATGAATGCAGAAGATGCTATAAATATTTTAAAAGAGATCGGTGTTTTAGAACATAATACAAATTATCAGACGTAAAGGATAAAAAGTATGAATGGAAAAAATACTAAACACCTACATGAATCTTATCCTCTCCTTTACGATTATCCTATTTATTTTGAATGTGGAGATGGATGGTTTGATATACTCGATCGCCTAAGTTCTAAAATAGAAAAACTCCTGAAGGAACAAAAAGAAAAATACCCAAATGATGAAATTTTTCCTTCTGTTGCTCAAGTGAAAGAAAAATTTGGTACTTTAAGATTCTATATAACCGTAGCAATCGATGAAATATATAATCTTATCGATGAAGCTGAAAAAGAAAGCTCTAAAATCTGTGAAATATGCGGTAAAGAAGGAAAATTAAACAATGGTCCTTGGTATCAAACATTGTGTTATGAACACATGTATTGTGTTATGAACCCATGAGGTAAAATATGATCGAATGGATATTTGATATGGGTAGAGCTTATGCTCATCTAAATAATCTGCGTAATCAAATTGATAAAGATGAAATTTGCAAAGAAAAAATTATATTTGAAATAGAAACGATTCTTGCTTTAATGGAAGATTCACAAATACAAAAAACATGGGGAGAAATCCATTTTGGCCCAGGACCTTAACAAAATGCGAAATTAAGTTAATGGTAAACTATCACGCTTCCAACGTGAATTTGCCAGTTCGATTCTGGCATTTCGCTTTCTAAGAAATCTAATTTTAATCTCCTAAAAAGAAAAATTAATATTTTTACTGACACAAAAGGATTACCGCTATATTCTAAATTCAAAATATTTTTATTACATTCACGGAGGAATGTTATGCCGCATAAACATCATTCACACGGTCATCATTCACATGGCCATAGTTTAAAGTCATCTAACCCAGACAAAGGGCCTCGCATGATGGAAGGTGCTCACCATTTTGATAAGGGTTATGTTTCAGATAATGATTATTTCGCTCCAAAGACTGAATATCCTGGAGATCATGAAAGAGGCAATCACTATATGCATATGCAAAATGAAATTGTTTCTAAAGATTCTAAAAAGCTACGTAGAGATAAATTCACTAAAATTGCTTAGATTTTTGATTCAGGGATGAATCTTTATTAGTGCATGGAGGCACATTTTGAGCTTATTAGTACCTTATGAAACTTCAGGTCAAGAATTAGGCGAAACTCGTCAAGCTATGACGAAAACGCTTATGTCTGATCTTGAAAAGATCATCGATAAATTTAAAGGAAAAAAGAACAAATACTATGTTCTTTTTCATGCCAAACCAGACATGAGAAACCAAAAAATTATTAGGATAAAACCCCTTGCAATGGATTTTAAACCTAGGATGATGCTTTCTTGTCTTTGTTTTGGTGTGGATAATGAAACAGGTATTTTGACTTTAGAATGGGCATTGCCTGGAGATTGGCCTACTTGGTCAGTAGGGGGAACAAATGAACCCGTGCCGGAAACTATAGCTTCGATTGAAAAAAGTGGAATCAAATACCACTATGAAGGATTTTTACCCGAATAAGGGATTATATAGCGTCGTCAGCTAATGGACGAAATATTAATGGATGTAATAGCACTGTCGTCAAGTGCGCAAGGATGCAATATGAACGAAGAAACGGAAAATGCAGAGCCTGTATTAGAACAGGAACAGCCACAAGTTGAATCTAATGAAGCCCAAGAACAACCTAAGGTTGATTCTCAAGCTGAAAACTGGAGAAAAGCTAACGAAATTCTCAGCCTCCAAAAAAGAGAGATTGAAGAATTACGTCAAAGACTTGAAGAACTTCCTAAACAAAAAGTTCAAGAAGAACCAGACGAATTTTCCACAATGGATCCTGAAGATTATTTGACAGTTGGAAAAGCTCGGCAACTCGCTGAAAAATTAGCGGGAAAAAAAGCTGAACAAATGGCTCGCCAAGTTGTTCAGGAATATGCACAGCAACAAACAATCGCAAATGATGAAATCAAGGCAAGAGGAAAATACGAAGATTATGACTATGTGGTTGAAAACTATGCAATTCCTCTTATCAAAAGTGACCCCGCTTTAGCTCATAAGATACAGATGTCTAAAAACCCAGCTGAAACGGCTTATAAACTTGGAAAATTATCTGACGCGTATGAGGAAACCAATATGAAAAACCAAACTAGCCCACGGGCAGAAAAGATTTTAAAAAATACTTCTCGTCCTGTAAGCAGTGCGGCTGCGGGAACCCCTCTTAAATCACAAGCAGATCAATATTCCAAGATGTCGCCAAGCGAAGTTTGGCAACAATCTCAAAAATGGGCTAAAGGGGCTTAAAATAGGAAAAGTCAAGGATGACGATTACCACAACAAACGCCCTTCCAGCTCCTGTTCAGCAATGGTTTGATAACGTGCTTTTAAGCCGTCCCATGCCTAAGTTGATCCACAAGCAGATGGCGCTAAAAAAAGAGCTTCCGCCTAATTCAGGGCGTATCGCTCGCTATCGTAGATATACGAACTTAGCCACAGCTACCGTTCCTCTTCCAGATTCTGGCTTAACGCCTCCTGGACAGGTTCTAAATGCTGTTGATATTGATGCAAGATTAGATTGGTATGGCACCTATGTGACGATCACCGATCAGGTCATGTTTATCAATCAGGACCCTAAAATGTATGGGGTCTTTAAACCCGCTCTAATTGACTTGGAACTCCTCGCCGCTTAAGGGAGGAAGACAAGGCGCAAGGGCAATAGAATGTTTTAAATGGTGACCATGAAAACGAGTGTTCAAAGTCCTAAGATCAGTCATGAGAGAATAGCGAAGAGCTTTAGTTTCTTGGCTAACAAAAACCTTTCCCCGAACTCGTGGAAAAGTCTCTCTCATTTTGATCATGATTTCAGCATGTCGTTTTTTAACTTTGAGATGGGGCAAAAGCTCTTTTGTGAGATCTGTAAGAGAATTACCGGAAAATTCAAGGCTGTATGTCACGACTTCATTTTGTCTAAGCTTTTGTTTTTTGGTCCTCTTATCAATAGAACCACCAAAACGCTCTTGAATCCACTCAAGGACCTCATAGTTGTTATTGCTAATCTTCAAAAGAGTGTGATAGTTGAAGTTGAAATTGCCCGTGCAAGCCGACTTGGTTTTGAACAGGCCGATGAAAAAACATCCTTCACCATCAATGAAGCCAGCAAGATAGCAAAGGTCATCGCGATTATACATAATGTCTTCTTTTGTTTAAGACTACATTATTTTAAACCAAAACACGAATATTGTCCAGCGTGAACGACTAAATGAGTAGGACCCGAAAGGGTATGCGATAGTCTGACCTCTACGTATAAATGAAGGTAGAGAGGCTGATTCGAAGAGGTCGGCCCGCCCAGGTAACTGGGTCACAAAAGTAACAGAATGGTACTAAATCAAACCGTTTCCCTCTTGGCTCAGTCAATGAGAGAGACAGAAGATGAATTGATTAGAAATATGTTGGCATCGACAGCCTCCGTAATTAACTGTACGGGCGGCGTAAATGGTGATAACCCAACAGAATTATCTCGAAGCGATATTGATGCTGTGATTTTAGCATTGCTAGGAAACGACGCAATGATGATCTCTGACAACATCGAAGGTACGTTGAAATTTGGTACTGCTCCAGTTAGAGAAGCATTTTGGGGCATGTTGAATACTGCAATCTTGGACGACTTAGAGTCAGTTACTGGCTTTATTTCTCAAGCTCAGTATCCATCCAACATGAACGTGCTTAATGCTGAATGGGGTTCCATTTCGAATATTAGGTTCTTATATAGCTCAAGAGGCTCTATAACTCCTACTGCTTCGTTAAATGGAAATAATGTTTATAATATTTTTGTCACTGGTGAAGAAGCCTATGCTATTGTCGAACTGACAAGTGCCACAGCCTCCTTTATCTATACCCCTCCTGGTGGACCGACCGATCCACTTCGTAGGTTGCAGTTAGGCGCATATAAATTTGCTCAGGTGCCTCGTTTGTTGAATGACGCTTGGATCTTCAACCTACGTGCAACGCACTCATAAGGAGGTTTATTTATGCCTTTTGCAGAACATTTTATGACAAGTGGGACATTTACTTTGGGGTCTTCTTTTCCTCAAACGGTGAATGTAAACTGCGGTTTTCAGCCTACTAAAGTTATGTTAACTGATGAAACACAATTTGGCGTTGGAAGCTCTGCCTTTATGCAAACAGCATTTTGGGATAGTAATACGCCAACTCAAACAAATGTGACTTATGCAGCCAGTGCTAGTACTTTGTTTAATGCGGCAGTTACTACAAATGGTATTTCCACATACAATGGTGCAGCTGCTTCGCCTCAACAATTATCTTTAGGACCTAAACTTGCGGGTAGTACATACGCTAAGTCTACAGGTACTTTTACAATTTCTTCTACTGCCTCTCTTTTTCCTGGCGCAACTGTCCTTATGACAGGTTTTAGCGTAGATAAGCAATTGGGCGGAATGCTTTTCACTGTTAGTACAGTGGCAAGTTCCACCACTTTTACAATTGCAAATTCTGGAAACTGGCTTAACACAGCTAGTTTCATAGGGGGAACGCAAACATTTAACGTACAATTGGTAACTGTTCCTTCCCTTTATTTTCCTCAAAATTCTCAGATCGTTTTTATTTCTGCTGCTAACTCAGCCGTTATAACTACTTCGACGAATTTAGGATTATCAGTAGGTCAACAAGTGCGTTTGTATGTTCCTAAAGCTTTTGGGATGACTCAAGCCAATTTCACTACTGCAGTAATTTCGGCCACAAGTGGAAACCAAATAACTTTAGGAGGGGCATCAGCAGCAGCAGGCGGAGGATTTGGCGTAAACAATGGGCTAAATTCATCTAGCTTTACAACATTTAGCTGGCCCACGGCAACGGGAGTTCCTTATACCCCGGCCTATGTTGTGCCGATTGGTTCTGGTCCTTATCCTGAAGGTTTAGGCTTTTATAATGCTGATACCTTGCAAGATTCCACTATCAATACTGCATTTCAAGGTTTCACTGTAGGATCTAACATTTTACAGACATCAGGCACATTTATTGTGGCTGCTTCTGATGTTATTTCTTGGACAGCATGGAGAGGAGACATTTAATGACTTTCACTCCTGAAAGGATAGTCATTACTGGAATCACGCAGGCTAACCCCTGCGTGATTTCTGTTCCATCTACATCTGGTTTATCAACTGGGCAAGTTGTTAGAATACATGTACCTAAAAATTATGGAATGTTTCAGCTTAACCAATTAGCTGCAAGCATAACAGTTTTGTCTAATACAACATTTAGCATCCAATATTCTCAGATCCCAGTAGCTAGTAATGTAAATTCTACTAATTATCCTGCTTTTAGAATTCCTTCTAGTCCACAATTTACAGCCGAAATAATCCCTATGGGAGCTGGACCTACTCCAATTACAAAAGTTCAATGGCAAATTAACAATAATTTCTGCGCCTCTTCATTAGAAGACGCAACAATAAATAACAGCACTTCCCCAATACCTTTTTAAATAACAAGGAGGCCATGAATGGCAAGAACAGAATTAATAAAAACTCATGATAGAACCATGTTGATTCATAAGAAAATCAATAAACAACCTGTGAATATCGATTCAATCGAAGCTTTGACGCATGAAACAGATAAGAAAGTCAAAGGAACATTTGTGAATGTAGAATGTCCTGGACAACCTGCAAAAGTCTGCGGAAAATTTTATAAAGGTCAAGAATATTTTACTCAAGTTTTTGAAGATGGAGAAAAATATACGATCCCTTTGTCTATCGCGAGATTTATAAATGAACGTTGTCATTATGAACAGCATAGCCATATTCAAGATGAAAAGGGAAATCCTATTAAAACAGGTAAGACGATCCCACGCTATAAATTCATGGCCGAATTTTAATGTAAAGCGGCTTTACAAGGATGTAAAGCTTGATCATTACAAGGATGTAAAGAATGACAACTTGGGACCTTAATCGTCTTAGATATACCGTTCGTAAGATCACGGGTAAATATGATACGACTCAATTACCCAATACTAGCGTAGGAGAGATCAACATATCCAATCCTAGCGGTATTGACGATTATATTAATGATTTTTATCTCTATGATATGCCAGAGGATTTGCGTACATTAAGATTACGGGATTTTTATACTTTTAGCACTATTCCTAATTGCGGGACCTATGGAGTCCCTCAAAATATTATTCAAATATATGATCCCATCTATATCGACAATTACCAATATGCATGGCATCAATTTCCTGATAATTTCTACCGTATTTGGCCAGAGCTTAATTTCATCGATCGAAATCTTTTTACTCCTAATGGGATCCTTTCAACATTTTCATTTAAGTTATCTCAGACACCAGTTCAGCAAGGAACAGTTGTTATTGGTTTAAACCCTAATATTGATGGTAATCCCTCCCCTGTTTTAGAAACTTTTACTGATCAAGATCACCCTATTCCTCTTGATATCCCTCAACAGCAATATTTTGTTAATCCGGGAAAATTAACAGGAAATCAAGGAGGAACTGGAACAATCGATTATTTGAGTGGTGCCGTCACAATCACTTATGCAAATCCTCCAGCCAATGGAACAACTAGCTCTTGCCATTATCACCCTTACGTTGCAAGTAGGCCTAGGGATATTTTATTTTGGCAACAGCAATTATTTATTAGACCTATTCCTAATGATACTTATTCCGTAAAAGTCATGGCCTATATGCTTCCTACAACCGTTATTTCAGCTGCCACCAATGCAACTCAAAGACCTTCTATTTTTGTTGATCCAGCAACAACTCCAACTTCTGCACCTACTTCAACCACAGTACAAATCCAGGGATTTACAGGAAATAGTGGAAGCCTTCCAACTGATCTTCCCCAATTTAATGAATTTTGGCAGCTATTAGCTTATGGAGCTTCTCTAAAGATTTTTGCCGAAGATGGAGAGCATGAAGAATATGCAAATTATGTTCCCTATTACGAAAAAGCAAAACTTTTAGTTCAAAGAAAGACTTTAAAACAATTAGGTAGCCAACGAATTCCTACACCATATGCCGATAATAATATTGGTGGAGCAAGTTGGCCGATTTTCCCACTCTATTAGGATTAAATGAAACAAAAAGACAACTACTTAGGCGGTCGAAAAAGTAAAGGAAAGACCTTTAACCAACCTACCGGAAATTCCGGAAAGTTGGACCGACAAGGACGAATTTATAAAAACAACTTACTTGACGTGGATATGACGTCCCAAATAGCGACAAGAAGAAAACTCAAGTAAAGCCGCTTTACATTGAAGGCAAGGAGGCCATAGATGTCTAATACTTATACGGATACTCCAATAGCATCTCATACGTTAGCTATGGATCAACCCACTATAGAAGCAAATTTTCTTTATTTGGCAAATACTTTAGGTACTTCCAATTCTAAAAACGGAGATCATCAAATTTCTTTAACTGGTGTTGATACTACATCTTTTGAAGGAAGACATAGACAAGTTTGTTTAAATAATCGTCATGGATTGGCTCCAACAGTTGCAGGTATTGGCGATGGAACAGATGCATTAATATATTCGGATAATGGAAATATATTTTTTGGTACTTCCGTAGGAGCTGGAAATTTCAAGATGACTACTTTCAATGCTAATACATTAGGAGGATTAGCATCTTTTGCAACTGGCCCCGGATGGACTTTTCTTCCTGGAGGACTAATTATGCAATATGGAATCGCTACAATTACAGGTTCTTCAAGTCCTCAAACGATTTCTTTTCCGATTACTTTTCCAGGAGCAGTTTTTTCAGTAACTACCACTGGCATTTCATCAAATTCAAGCACGAATACAGTAAATATTTCTAGTGGTTCAATCGCTACCAATCAATTTCAAATATTTAATTCGGCAACCACAAGTGTTTTAAGCATGTATTGGATGGCTATAGGCAATTAATGGGATATGA